GTCAGAGACTCGCTATTCAACTGGGATTGAATTTGTTCCGGTTGATCTTGATGGAATCGAAGTCTACGATTTTACGTCAGCAAAGAAGGGCAGAGATAACCCATCATTTGCTGGAAGAATTATCCTTGAGCTGAATGGAATTTCAGAGGAAACGACATGAAACATTTTATTGCAAGTGACATCCACTTCAACCATCTGGCAATCCAGAAGTATTGCCCAAATCGTGCTGTATCGGAATCAGCCAAGACTGACCCTACGTGGGATGATGTTGCTCATATGAATGAAAATATCATTGCAAACTGGAACTCGATGGTATCACAAAGTGACCACACATTTATTCTTGGTGATGTAGCTATGGGTAAGATTGAGAATGCTCCGGCACTGATTCGTCGATTGAATGGAACCAAGACTCTGATTGCTGGTAATCACGACGTGTCGCTGAAAAAGTTGATCAAAAATGATGAATCGCTATCAGACCTATTCGTGGATATACACGACTACTACGAGTACACATTCACACGAGAAACTGGTAAGCCCACTAAGGTCAAACTGATCATGTCCCACTACCCGATGATGCACTGGAATGGTCAGGGTCATGGTTCATTGATGCTGCATGGGCACTTGCACGGGTCACCTTGTTCCGTGAAGGGTAGAATCAAGGATATTGGCCTTGACACCAATAATTTGTTCCCATATAATCTTGCTGATGTTGTTGAAGAATTATGTAAAATTGAGGTCACATACGACCACCACGGGGAGATTTAAGATGAGCATTGAAACAGGCTGTGGAATTATGCTCGGGTTACCATATTATGAAATGTGTACACTCGTTGGTAAGAATATTGTCGATGAGATGATCTACAAGGATGATCTACAAATTGGCTCAGTATATTATGATTCCCCCAAATGCCATAACGTTGTCGGTATCTGGATCGAGTATGTTGATAATGGTTACAAGAAAATTGATAATTTTTCACAGTCTTATCTCGATGCAAAGCAAAAATTACCCCATGAACTACAGGGTCTTGATCTCAACACATATCTTACAAATCATATATCATGAAAATATTAATTAGTTTAGTAGCAGTCATCTTAGTCGGGTGTGGTGTGCGAGTAAGCTCTGTCGATATAGATGAGGCGGCTCGATTATGTAAAGATTTGGGTGGGCTTTCATATATGATAGTAACCCCAGCAGATAGGGATGTTACTACGACGTGTGCAAACAAACAGTGGTTTACGTTCAAGTACACAGACCCAAAATAATTAAATTTAGCAATATTAATGTTGTTAACAACAACCAAAAGGAACCAACTATGAAAACTGAAACACTTATTACTACAATTGGCGGCGGCGCTGAAATTGAAATTAACTACTGGATGGATGAGGATGAGGTAGAAATTTCGTCCGTATATTTTAAAAATGTAGACATCATTGATACACTGACTGACACTGCACTTGAAGAACTTAATGAACAGTGTGCTGCATCGCTTTCAGGGCAATCACCTGATCATGACGACTACAATTAACCCACTCTACCGGCACTGGCATAAATCGCGTGCCACCATTTTCTACGAGAGTTGGTTGCAGGAGATGCCAAAAAACATCCCTGTTGGTAGAAATGTTATTGGAGTATTACAACAAGCAATTACCCAAATTTCACCATACCTACCACCCGTCATAGTGAATGCTACGACTTCTAAGATCATCGGAACTGAGCTGATGTATTATTGGAACCACCCGCCGGGGGAGCAGACTACCATAGAGTGTGCTGTAGAACTCGCTAGGACAGGGATCAACGCACGGGTTATTGCAGTCGGTAAATCTATTGGATCGCTGTACTCACCGGCTCAGTTGTATGGAACCATTATTGACGACAATCATTGCACCAGGCTTCGGATACGATCCGATGATGTAATGAGTGTCGGTGGCTTGAGTATCTGGAGAACATTGTTGAGAACACACAATCTCTCGTATTATGATCTATCAACCGGAATCACCACCATGGAACTTTTCCCTATAGAAAGTGAATCTCATCTTCTTAGTTTATTTGGAGACAGCGATCATTTCAAAAATTATCAGTTCGTATTAACCAACACACCTACCGATCTTGCTGAAACACAGGCCCTGTTTACCTCTCGGCGGAATCGGTTCAATTTAGGTTATCCAGCCGACTCTGCTTAAAATACACACTATGACACACTTTATTAAAACTGGTGATACAGTTAAAATTGCCCCAACAGGGTCAATTGAAGTATCAAATGCACTCCCCGCTGATACCTACACCGTAAAGCAGAATCCTCAGACACTTGAGTACTATCTACAAACAACGGTGGCTATGGGACTCCCGCCAAAATTGTACGGTAATTCTCCTCAGAAGCGTGTCGATCGGATCATCAAGTCATTCAACGATCGATCTCGTTCTACAGGCGTACTGTTGTCGGGGGAAAAAGGATCAGGAAAAACACTGCTTACCAAGATGTTGGCCAATAAGCTGATGGCTACCGGGACTCCTGTGATCCTGATTAGTGAAGCGCACTGTGGGGCGGACTTCAATAAATTGATCACAGATATCACTACACCGTGTGTGATCGTCTTCGATGAATTTGAAAAGGTGTATGACCGTGATGATCAGGAAGTGCTGTTGACACTCTTAGATGGTACAGCAATGTGCAAGCACTTGTATGTCCTCACGACTAACTCAGGGATGGTAAGTAATTACCTACTCAATCGCCCAGGTCGTGTGTACTACGCATTTGAGTATGGATCACTGGAGCCTGAAGTTGTTGTGGAATATGCTACACAAAATTTAAGTGATCAAACTCAACTGCAAGGCCTACTGGATGTAGTCAATTTGTTCACAAAATTCAATTTTGATATGTTGCAGGCGTTAGTCGAGGAAATGAACCGCTTCAATGAAAGCGCCGCAGAAGCTGTATCCGTACTTAATGTATCACCCCGCCACGAAAATGTGGACTATGCCATTACTATTACTATCGATGGCGCACCACTTCCTGAGACTGTAAGCTACTACCCAAGATCTCTCGACTTCTCCCCACTGTCATCAGAAGATGGCTACACAATGAATATTCGAGACAGTAAGGCACTGAAATTGTCAGATGGTGATGAGAATTTTGAATTGTCGGGGGCTACTTTGCTGGCAATCCAACATGGGGGTGAACAAGTGTATAAATTCGCCCGTGGAAAGAAAGAAGTGATCATCACACTCAAAAAACAAATTGGTTTCAAGTATGCTGGGATGGCGTTTTAATGTGAAATAATTGTTGACTAATCCAAAAAAGACTGTATAATAGGGTCCATGGAGTGCACAAAAAGCACCTTTCGCTTAGAAATTACATGGAGTACTATTTTGGATCAAGGAACTGTTGTTGAAATGTTTGGTGATCGAGAGGCTCGCCACTACCAAATCACTGCTAAGAATCAGGTTATTCAAGCGCTAAAAGATGGGTTCCGCCGCATCTGCGTTGTTCTGCCGACCGGCGCGGGTAAGTCACTAACCTCAGGCCTCGTATTTGCGTGCCCTGAGATGCGGGAGTTTCTTAAAATTCCTGCTGATCAACCAATCCGAATTCTGTTTATTGCTCACCGTCAGCGACTCCTGTCTCAGGCAGAAGAATTGTATGCTCAAGAAAGCGGCATTATGATTCTCCGCCAATCGAGCGCCGGCGATATTCCTGAAAATCTCAAGTTTGATATTGTCTGTATGGATGAGTGTCACCATGAGAGCACGGTCTCAATTCAATTGAAACTGGAGAAAATCTCTCAGGTACCGTTCATCGGGCTGACAGCCACCCAGGTCCGGAGCGACTCTACACTGATCAAGTTTGATAAATTTGTAGAACCGCTGACACGTGAGGAAGCTGTTGAGCAAGGGTTTTTGGCTAAGAGTAATCTGTTCTCGTTCATCGACAGTCCTTCACGTGAGCATTCAGATATGGTATTGGACATTATCGAATTGAAGAAAGATATCGTCGGGCAAGCAATGGTGTTTGTTCGTACCAAGGCAGAGGCACTGAAATTGACGGCCGCTATCAACAAGCTTGGTTATGTTGCTCGGTCACTGGTAGATATTTCCGAAAAAGTGTTGAACGGTGAACTGAAAAGCTTTGAGAATAAGGAGTACCAGTTTGCTGTGTCGTGCAACAAACTTGGTGAGGGGGTGGACATCAAAGGTTGTGAATCAGTAATCATTGGTAGGACATTGCAGAGCTACCCACTTTTGACTCAAATAATTGGCCGTTCAGCTCGGCCAGATTGTGAGAGTAATGTGTTTGAAATTATCAATCCACTGAGTAATTCTAATCTCGACGCAACAGCACTAATTTCACCTGAGGTACACGAAGTGTGGTACAAGGTGCGTGGACAATGGCGTAGTAATATTGCTCGAGCGTAATATAAATTAATAGGAGAAACTAATGTCTGAACGAAAATTAGCAACAATTAGATTGATCGATGAGATCACACCAATCCCAGATGCAGATGCAATCGAGACTGCTCGGATCGGTGGGTGGGAAGTTGTGGTCAAGAAGGATGAGTTCAAGGTAGGTGATATGGTCGTTTATTTTGAGGTGGATTCGTGGATTCCCACCCCACTGGCGCCTTTTCTATCAAAGGGCAAAGAACCACGTCAGTACCTGGGGGTGAAGGGAGAGAAACTCCGCACAGTTCGCCTCCGTAAACAATTGTCGCAAGGTCTGATTCTTCCACTAAATTGTTTAATTTCGATCGGTATCCCGTTTGTTGATAAAATTGCGCATAAGGTATTTTCCCTAGCAACACGATCAAAACTCTTTTGTAAATATCTGTTGTCTACAGACTTTAGCAAGTACCTAAATGTGAATAAGTGGGAGCTTCAACTGTCGGCGTCGCTGGGTGGCCTTGCAAAAGGCAACTTCCCATCTTGGATTTCTAAAACTGACCAAGAGCGCTGCCAAAATTTGGGTAAAGAACTTATTCAGAATACAATGCAGGAGTTTGAAGTATCAATCAAACTTGATGGATCATCACTGACTGTATTTGTGAGGGATGGAGTACCTGGGGTGTGCTCTCGTAATTTGGAATTGAAAGAGTCAGATGATAATTCTTTCTGGAAGTGTGCTCGCCAAAATCAACTGATCGAGGCAATTCAGTCAACTGGTCGAAATCTTGCACTGCAATCAGAGATGATTGGTACCGGTATTCAGGGTAACCAAGAAAAAGTTCTGGGTCTGGATTCGTATGTTTTTGATATCTTTGATATTGATACAGGGAAGTACCTGCAACCATCAGAGCGAACTGCACTAATTAAGCAGATGAATGATTTTGGTTTTGATAAAGTAAAACAAGTTCCGATTCTGGGGGTATTTGCACTTAATCACACAATCAAGGAATTGTTGGCCCATGCCGAAGGCCCATCCATGAATTCTCCACAACGAGAAGGTCTGGTGTGGAAGCGCCTCGATGGTCAGTTCTCATTCAAGGCAATTTCTAATAAATGGTTACTGAAAAATGACGTATAAATCCACAATCACCTCAGTTGCAGTATCATATAAAGATGAGTCGCCGATTTTCGGTGAGAATACGATCAAGTTGGCACTCGATGATGAAGCAGGAGGCGCGTTCCTTGTGTTTAGTGATGCGGACGGTAATAATGCAATCAAAATCGATTACCAACAGTGGATTGAATTAGATAAAGCTGCCAAGATGTTGATGATGGTTAGTAATATTCAAAGCTTCATGTAAACCACGCCTGCTGATCCCTTTCCCTCCCTTTCAGTATCGGTAGTGCCATTGGGGATTTGCTCGGTCCCGCGAATGGCTACTAACTTAGTTAACTGCGGCAGTATAAATATAGCTGGACATAATTAAAAATACAACCACATGTACACGATTAAAACAGCGAAAGCACTTCTAAACAACCTTGCTGATTATCACTCGATTACCCTCCAACAGTCTCCAGACTTCGGTGTAGTGATCCCCAAAGAAGAGGCAGAGGCAGGACGGGTTGAGAAATTTTTGGAGTCCCTTGAAGATGAAGGATTTACAAAAAAACAAGCGGTAAAGTCCAATGTTACCTCGTATACGTACACCAAAAATAATTTGGTTGTTTTGGTGCGTGGAGCTACGGCTACTAAGTATCCGTCCATTACTGGGGTGGATCTGGTACTCGACGGTAAGTACACCCCCTTAGCAGAAGGCATGCAATTTCTGGCTAAGCTACTTCCGACTCAAATTACCGAGGGTGAGGGTGATGCTACATATATGCAGGAAGTGTTGGATGACGTTATGGTATTGCTATACAACCCCATTATGGGGCAATATGCAGGGAAAATTCCTGAGCTGCAAAAAGCTCTACAAACCGCCCGCCAAGCAGTTAACAAGCTAAAAATCGCCGCCGGTACAGTATAAAGTTAACCTGTTGACTTACCCTATTAAATAGGGTACAATAACCCCATCTGTTAACGCAAATGGGGTTTTTACATGAAAGTATTCAAATTTGATCCAACTACTGGCCTGCAGGGTGAACAAGTAGATGAAATCCGTATTCCTCGATTCCTAGCCAACCCTAACATGGCGAGTTGCATCATGCCTGCACGTAACTCGTTCGATGATGAGTGGTCGGTATCTACGATTGCACGTGATGCAGATAATAACTTGGTGTTGTACCCTTTCCCAGTGTGCTTTTGTCTCGGGCAGATGAAAGCAGGTGAGGGTGATTGGTTCTGGGATTGGAAGATCCTGTTGACTTCTGAGAAATAATAGGGTACAATAAACACTATGCAAAACAAACACATCCCATTCAATGGTTCTGATTTCCGCATCGAGCGCGTCACCCTGCGTAAGATCTCTCAGAGTACGATCGACCCCACAATCACATTCACACGTGCTAACAGCACCAAGCTGCATAAGGCAACATTGCCATCAGCCGTCGGGCGTACGCTGTATATGAATGCGAACAAAATTTCAAACTTTGTCGTAGGATATCCTACAGATCTGTTGTGGTTGGGGGAGAATGTGGTTTGTGCAATCGGCCCAAATAAGCAAGAGGTTACTCACGCTACTTCCGACCCAAGCTACACCTGGAAGTCTCAGATCGCACTTAATCTTGCCCGGATGCAGGATAAAATGCGTACGTGGTCGAGTGATCGGTACTTTGACGGTCAGTACGTGTACCAGTTTACTGGAGATCCACAAAGTGTCAGCGGTAACTTTGGGTATCGTACTGCAGATACCTTCAATTTGTACCACGCATTCAAGACGAATTTTGAGCCTAAAATTCGTGCAGGGTTTGCGTATAAGAGTGGAGGACAGTGGACCGTTACCCCACCAGTGACAGCGGTGTCTGGTGATGGGCGAATCCAACTGTTGGGGGATGTTGAAGATCTGACGACGCAGAATGCTGCTGTGTATAACACATTTGATGGTATTGATGCTGCTCGATTTATCAACCTTTGTTTTGTAAACTTCGCCGCCCGCAAGTTGACAAACCAATTTGAGTATACTGCAATCGAACCTCTAGGTATCCCCCTGCTAATGATTGAACACAAAACATTCAACTTGGGTGGTATTACTCGCGCAGTCCAACAAGTTACGCCCGCACCACTCAAATATACACACGCACTGGCATGGTTGATTGGACTGCACGCTGAATCTGATACCCTGGCAAAGGTCGAGGTGTTGAAACAGTGCATTAAAATGTTGCTGACAAAGGGCTGTACTCGTACTGTTGTTGAGAAAAATGATGATGGTACGGTAAATACAGTGTCCAAGGGTGACCTGGTACGTTCCCTGCGTAACTCATTGGCCTCTTCTCCACTGATAACTTTCTAGGATATTTCGTGGCACTTCGTTGACTTTATCCTAAATGCGTGTATAATTGAGTCATCACACAAACACTTCTTAATTAATAGAAAGCACATTATGTCACTCCAAATTCGCCCCGCCACCCTACAAACTACCGCATACAAACCAACAGAAAACCGTTTGTTCAAAGCTTCCAGTGTTGTACCAATTCAGACACCTACTGGTTTGAAAATGCGAATCGATGGTGCGTATGACATGAACTTTCCTAAATCGAGTGACGTTGCAAAACAATACGAGATGGGAACGGCTCCGGAATTATTGGTTCGTCCTTATGTTGGCGGTACTTTCCATGTTGTGGATGAACAAATCATCGATCACCGTAAAAATGACTACAAAGGGTATATCCACACTGAAGCTGCTGTGCGCGAATTGAGTAACCGAATTGGGTTTGTCAAATCTTCGAGCAATTCGGAAATCGTCGCGCGGAATACTACATCCAAATTTGAACACAGTGCCTTCAATTCCAGCGGCGGTCAGTTTGATGTTGATATCGGATTCAATTGGTCAGCGTTTTCTCCTAATGTAGAGTCTCACTTTGAGATGGTACGAGCACTGTGCGAAAATCAGATGATCTTTGGCAAAGGCACAGTGATGTCTCGGACTGTCCCGATTATTAATAACTGGGAATCCAACATGGAAGTTGCTAACCACGTGTTGAAGCGAATTTTCGAAACGACCATCAGTCAGCGTCTTGCTGACATGCCTTCGGAGCGAATCAACCTCGCTGATGTGAAATTGTTGGGTCATCAAATTGAATCTGTGTTGGCGAGTGATAAGATTCAGAAGCAGGCCCGAGCATTTGTTAACAACATCAAAGCAAAGTTGTCTCCAATTATCGAGATGCCTGGGATGCGTTCACTTGCACTGAATGATCTGAAGCGGATTGCTTCTCCAGTATCTGTTTTTGATGCTTTCAACATCGCCACTGAGATGACATCACACTATATGCCTGAAGATGTATCTTCTAGTAAGTTGCAAGCATTCAGTAACAGCTGTATATTTGATCGCAAGCGCCAGATGAACATCGCATCAGAAAGCATGGATTGTGTGTCAGATACGTTCAATGATGCTGATACAGCATTCTTTGCAGAAACTTGCCACTAAGGGAGTCGGCCGCACATGGTACAAGAAATTCCAAAGCTGTCTAAGACAGCACTCGCAAACTTTCGGACTCGACTCACTTTCTGGACTAGGCGGGTTATTATTCAGGTACAAGTACAGACCGACTACACTTCTCAACTCACAGGATCAATCTTGAGGCACCCCACATTTCACTGGCGTGATTTAACTTCAAGTGACCTGACAACTAATCCCAAATTTTTAGAAATTTTGACAAGGAAATTAAAATGAACACCACTCGAACTCAACTCACTACAAATATTGTCCGTCATCTCCGCCATAAGAATTCAGCCAATTCGAATCTTGGAGGAATCACATTTGTATTTGACATCCACCACAACACAAATCAGTTTGCAGTTGGATACGCGGTATGCAACAAAGCTGATAATTTTAGCAAACATCGTGGTCGTTCCTTAGCAACGGTTCGCAAAGAATGTAGCAACCTTCTTCCGCTCGATGCGGCTATCTCGCTAGTGGACAATGTTACGACCGTAATTAATAGTACGCCAGATGCCCTACTATCTCGCTCACAGCGTATTTTGAAACAAGAACTGAAATCATACGCTGTGAACGCCGCGACTCGCCTCGGATTTTTGGTATGACAGTAACATTCAACTCTAATCTGAGCGGCTATTCTAGTGATCAATTCATATTTGAAGAGCAATTGGTTAAGTTGACTGGGAGGTTCGCAAGTAAGCCGCATCAACCTGGAATCAAATCCAGCGATACACTTCGTGCTGGCTTAGTTGAGGTTGAGTTCTTGCAACCAACTGGCAAAGATGATGTAATCAGAATATGCAAGTGGGTGAAGTTCCACGAATTATATAGGATTGAGAATTAAATGGAAGCTTTTTTGTGGTTAGTGGGAATTTTTAGTATCCTGTTGATGATTTTGTTCGGTCCATTGTGGGCCGAGGCGTACCCAACTAACAGGTTTGCTCAATATGTGGGGGCGATTGGTACCATTGGATTGGCCGTCCTGGCGCTATTTGCGATAACATCGCTATTCGACAAAGATAAATGAATAAATTCGCAATCTTCCTAGATTTTGATGATGTGTTAATTGAGGCCGCGGACCAAAAGCACCCACTATCTCTCAAGTCTAATTATTGGACAACTAATGATTTCAGCTTCAACTCAACTTCACTGTGCGCTTTGCGGCAATTGATAACGCATCTGGAAGAAGCCGGGGTTTCACCCATTGTTGTACTGAGTACCAGCTGGATTAAATACGCCACTCGTAAGGTATTGCGGCAATTGCTGAGTCGAAACTTCCCTAAAGACGCGATTGATTCTGAACTGACGTTCTCTTGCCGACCTGTAGTAGTAAACCGGAGGCAGAGGATTGAAGTATGGTTGACAGAGTATGCGGACCAGTTAGCTACTCCACACTCTTACTTCATCCTGGATGACACCTATTCAGGCACGGGTCTAGTTGATTTCCGGTACCCATCACCCAATACTAATACACTTGACCAACGAACACTCTTGACAAATTGGGGTAGCAATGGAGCAAGTTATTCGAATAGGTTCCTAACCACAGACCACACCACGTTAATTACAACGCAACTACTTTACCTTCAAACGGAACCAAAATGATTTTGTATTTCATCACACTTGTTATCGCCATCGCTATAATCTCTCAGTTACAATGACTTACAAACCGGCACCAAACCCATTGCGTGTGGGTGACAAATTTGTATTACTGCACACACCGCCCCGGACCGGAGAAACCACACCACCACAATGCGGTGTGCAGTATATAGTATTGGATGCGCACGATGAGCGTGCCAGTATCCAGTTTGAATCAGTAGCAGACCCGGGCGTATCTCGCCGCCAGTGGTGGGGAAATCGCGAAGATATATATTATACAATCGCTCCCACCCAGACAATCACTCCTCAGATAGGTATTGTGGGATATGGCTTCGTCGGGCAAGCGGTGTCTGCAGCATTTAGCACTAAGTGTAAGGTCTTGGTATACGATACTAAGTTTGCCAACACCAAGTTAGCAGATCTAAAATCTTGCTCAGTCATCTTTATTTGTGTCCCAACGAATGCCACAAATAGCATGGGTGTCGCTGAATATGACACAACAGCATTAGATAGGTCTCTTGAGCAGTTGGCCGAACTCAACTACAGTGGAGTGGTAATCATCAAATCCACCACACCGATTGATTGGTGGGATGAAAAAAGCTCTACACCTAAACTATCAGTAGTATATTGCCCAGAATTTCTGACGGAGCGCCGCGCCACATCCGATTTTCTAGCGAGATCTCACCACATTGTCGGCACCACAGACCCTCACAATGCAGTATTTGTGAAAACTCTATATAACGACTACGGATCTTTTGACCGGTGCGTAACAGTAACTCAGCTTACTCCAAAAGAAGCTGCTCTTGCTAAGATTATTACAAATACTGCACTTGCTATTAAGGTTGCGCTCGCAAATCAAATGTTTGACATATTTCTGGATTATGTGCACCCGGCGGGCGACACATTGAACGTCGGCGCTGAATGGGATAAATTTATCGCTGTAGTTACTGCTAATGATCCAAGACTTGGGACGACGCACTGGAGCGTACCTGGTCACACAGGCTATGGGTATGGGGGTAAGTGCTTGCCGTCATCCATCAACCACTTTAGTAGCCTCGTTGTGGCCAGTGGGACTCCTAACTTCCATAACATAGCACTCGCTGCAAGTGAGTATAATGAATCATTGCACTATCTGAATGGTGTTGGTGGGGATTGATACCGCCCCCACCACCCACATAAATAGATCACTACACTATTGATACGTTAGAGGGACCGTTTAACCCTCACTAACTTTTGAAATATACACACGAATTATTTTTAGAAAAAGCATGTGCTGTTCACGGTGATCGATACGATTACTCAAGCGTGATCTGGACTCCAACCACATGCTCGAAAACAAAAGTAGCGATCACCTGTAAAAAACACGGTGTTTTCAACCAGGCAATTACTGCTCACATAAACAACCCATCTAACTGTCCAACATGCGGAGGCAACGCCCGCCACACTCTCGATACATTTATTGCCAGGTCACACATCGTACATGGCAATAAATATGATTATAGCTCTGTTCACTGGACACCAGATACAGGAGCCATGACCCCAATTGTGATCACCTGTAAAACTCACGGGCCATTCACTCAGTTGCTCAACAGCCACGTCAACAACGGGTATGGGTGTCAAAGCTGTGCAGGTAACGCTACTCACAGTATCAAGTCCTTCACCAAACTTGCTAACACAATCCACCACAATAAGTATGATTATAGTCACATAAACCAGACGCAAAAGCTCACAAATTCGTCTGAAGTAACAATTTGCTGCCCCGACCACGGGAAATTTAACCAGACTGTATTTGGGCACATCCACAGCAAGGTTGGGTGCATGATTTGCAGTAAAAGAACTAGATACACTCAGGCGGCATTTGCACGACGTGTAGAACAAACACACGGCAACAAGTATGATTACTCCCTCGTAGATTGGGACACAAGTGTCGCATCAGATTCTAAGATCCCCATTGTATGTGCTATCCATGGGACGTTCCACCAAACTGTTGATTCTCATGTGATGCGTGGATCTGGTTGCCCTGCCTGTGCTGGCAATGCTCGCATCACCCGCGAATCATTTATCACTCGAGCCAACCTAATTCACAATTCTAAATATGATTACTCAAGTGTGGTCTGGACTCCGACGATGAACGCACTATCAATGGTTGAGATTGTGTGTAAGACACACGGCCAATTTAACCAAACGATAAACAACCATGTCAACATCGGAAGTGGTTGTCAGGCTTGCAGTGCGAGTAAAGGGGAAGCAGCAATTACTGCTTGGTTGGTGATCAACAACATTATGTTCCAACGTGAGCACAAATTCCCAGATTGCACAAACCCCATCACGAACCATAGACTTCGCTTTGACTTCTACCTACCAGATCACAACACGTGCATCGAATTTCATGGCGGGCAGCACTACAAACCAGTATCATTTGGTTCTAGTAAACAAGTTAAAGATATCGAGGCAATTTTTGTTGCTAGTCAGGAGCGAGATAACATCAAGCAACAATATTGTTTGGCTACTGGGATATCACTGCTCGTAATTCCTTTCTCTCTGATTTCAGTGATACCGGAATTAATGACAACACATCTACTTCAACTAGACAGCCCGGTGCAAAACAATACTAATACGAGCAACCACGCAACATCAACAAATTAACAATTCACCGAATCAGGTTGTATACAGATTAGCATTCCGCTAAGATAGAGCAATCGGTAAATCGTTTACTGGGACCGAATAAACCAGATTTTACTTTAATATCAAGGACTTATAAATTATGATTAACAACAAAAACTTCAATATTGAAAAAGCTCGTGCAGCATTTTCTAAATCCAGTGGCCCAAAATCAGACCGACCACAGTACTACCCATTCTATAAGATGGCTATCGGTAAGAGCGCAACACTGCGATTCCTCCCAGATGCTAACCAGGATAATGATTTAGGGTTCCTGAAAGAACGAAAGTTGTGGGAGACTACAATTGATGGTGAAAAGGTTCGTGCAACATCTCTCGAATCGTTCGGCGAACCATGCCCGATTCTGGCACTGTCCCGCCAATTCTACAAAGCGAATGATAAGGTCAATGGCAAGAAGTTCTGGCCAAAGACAGACTATATGGCACGCGCTCTTGTCGTGAAGGATGGTTTGCCACCTGATCCAGAAACAGGCGAAACTTATACAGGCAAGGTTGTTACCCTAGCACTTGGTAAAACCTTGTATGATATCATCAGCCACGGAATCTCCTCAGGTGAGCTTGGTGACGATTTACCTTGTCACACAGAAAACGGTGTCGATTTCATTATCAATCGTTCTGAGAAAAAAGGTCCAAGTGGTGAGTCATGGTCTGATTATTCACTTTCCAAATTCGCTCGGTCAAACCGTGCTCTGACTGATGATGAACTCGCTGTGGTCGAATTTACCGACGAAAACGGCGGTACTCCCAACTTTGTAGACCTCCAAGTACTCTTGGGAAAGAAGCCAACGGTGGAATATCTCGAAGGTTTGATCGAAGATGTGTTGTCAGAGTCTGGAATGGATGCTCCAGCAGCACCTAAAAAAGCAGCGCCACGCCGAGCTGCAGCTGTTGAAGATGATGATACTCCAGCAGTTCGTCCAGCAACAAAATCTAAGCAAGTTGCACCTGTTGAAGATGAAGCAGATGAAGCAGAAGCATTCTTAGCTCAAGTTCGTGCATCCCGCGCAGCAAAAGCACCTACAAAAGTGACGCCTGATATGGACGATGATATTCCATATTGATTAGTACCACAAGAGTATAGTTTAATATATAGGGAGCCCAGTGCTCCCTATTTTCAGTTAACAAATGTATACAGCAAGATTAACACTAGAAGCCTTCCTCACAAACGCGCGTGCAATCCATGGGGACAAGTACGACTATTCTTCTGTTGTCTGGACACCAGAGACAAAATCCAAAACTAAGTTAGATATAGTGTGCCGAACTCATGGGGTGTTCAGGATGGCTATAAACAATCATACCTGCAGCAAACAAGGGTGTCCAGAGTGTTCACCTAACAAGAGATATACATTGGCATTGTTTGTCGACCGAGCGCTGCTTGCCCACGGGGACAAGTACGACTATTCAACAATTAACTGGGATGTTACTACCACAAAGCAAACAAAAGTTGCAATCACTTGTCCCACACATGGTGTTTTCTTGAAATCAGCGGCAGAGCACATTCAGAGTAAAGTCGGTTGTCCAGGGTGTAGTACTAGACAGAAGTATACAAGCAAAGAGAACTTTGTGACTCGAGCACGTGCAATCCATGGGGACAAGTACGACTATTCTTCTGTTGAATGGCAAAATGGAATGAAAGCGATAACAAAAGTTGCGATCACCTGTCCCGCACATGGTGTGTTCGTTCAACGAATTTCTGAGCACGCGCAGGCTGAGCACGGTTGTTACAAGTGCCACAAGACACCTACTACCCATTCACTCTCTGGATTGCTGACAAGATTCGTGGGAGTACACGGGGACAAGTACGACTATTCTTCTGTTGTCTGGACACCAGATACAAATCTACAAACCAAAGTAACAATTATCTGTAAGGATCACGGCGCATTTCAACAAGCAGTTGGTGGACACACCAAGGGCCGAGGCTGCCAGTCCTGTGCAGGACAAGAGCGTTATTCTTCAGTGGATAACATTGTCAAGAGAGCTCGTAGCATTCACGGAAATCGATATGACTATTCTCGCGTTGAATGGACAGACACTACAAATGCAGCGAGTAAGATTAAAATAATCTGCACGAAGCATGGGGAGTTTACTCAACGGATTGGCGATCACATCAGTGACAGCAATGGCTGCCCGAAGTGTAAGGCAAGCAGGGGTGAGGTTGCGATAGGCACATGGCTTGATAACTATAAAGTACGGTATAATCAAGAGTACAAATTTCCAGATTGTAGGAATCCTGGCACTGGCAAGCAATTGCGCTTTGACTTCTACCTACCAGATCACAACACGTGCATCGAATTTCATGGCGGGCAGCACTACAAACCATTCGACTTTGTTGGTGGTCGGAGAAAGCAAGCGATAGGGTCTACTCGCCAACACAAGCCTTCAGAAGCATCTGAACTAGAATTTCACAAGTCTCTTGAGAGAGATCGCATCAAGGCAGAATACTGCAATCAGAATGGCATCCGACTCCTAGTAATTCCGTATACAGAATTGCCGCGAGTTTCTGAGATCTTGAAGCGTGAGGTCAGCGTCCACGATGGCTGCTAAATTAACACTTGAGCAATTCTTGATTAAAGCCCATGCAGTGCATGGGGACAAGTACGACTATTCACTAGTAGAATGGACTGAGAATACAAAATCTAAAACTAAGTTAGATATAGTGTGCCACTCTCATGGTGCGTTCCGACAGTCCAGTGACAATCACATTAATAGTAAACAAGGTTGTCCAGCGTGTAGCGGTAAAGAATCGCTGACTCAGGAGTCATTTGTGTATAGAGCGACTCAAATGCACAACAACAAATATGATTATTGTAAAGTGGTTTGGACAGAGAACACAAGATCGGATACTAAAGTTGCAATACTGTGCCCTTCTCATGGGATGTTTACCCAACGAATAAATGGGCACCTACAAGGGTATGGCTGCGCAGCCTGTAGCAACAATGTTGCTCTAACATTTGATCGCTTTGTGCACAAGGCTAATGAAGTTCACGGTGGCAAATACGACTACTCGAATGTAGATTGGAGTATTAATACCAGAGCCAAATCAAGGGTGCGGATTACTTGCCCTGATCATGGGCCGTTTACCCAAATCATTGCCAATCACCTCAATAACATGGGATGTCTAAAGTGTGGTGGTAAAGAAAAGTACACCCTGACTTCATTTGTTGAAAAGGCTCAAATAGCGCATGGTGGCAAATACGACTACTCGAGTGTTATTTGGGATGAGTCAACATCTGCAAAAACAAAAGTGACCATTATGTGCACTATCCACGGGATATTCAAACAAACGGTAGATGGGCATACCAGAGGCCAAGGGTGCCCTGTGTGCAAATCAAGCAAAGGTGAAGTTGCGATAGCATCGTGGTTGGCGGAGTCCAACATCAGTTACTCACCCGAGCACACTTTCGTGGACTGTAGAAACCCAGCCACAGGTAGAAAACTACCATTCGATTTTTACTTGCCAGAATACAACACGTGCATCGAATTTCATGGCAAGCAACACTACGAGCCAGTTAAATTTAGCGGTACCACTACAACCGACTGTGCTATGGCAAATTTGAAGTCTTCTCAAATCCGGGATTCTATTAAAGAGCAATATTGTAAACAGAATAATATTCGACTTATAATTATTCCGTATACTGATATAACTAGAATCGATTTAATTTTGCCCGAACAAGAACTTGGATCTCTACGGCGTTAACTAGAGATGGCAGTTAAACTCACTCTCGAATTATTTAAATCTAGGGCATACGCAGTGCATAGTGGTAGGTATGGTTACAATTCTGTTGCATGGACATCAGATACAAATTCTCAGACTAAAGTTGCAATTGTGTGCACTGATCATGGAATATTTACTCAGCGCGTGTTCAGTCATTTACAGGGAACAGGCTGCCCTGAGTGTAGTCGGATTGCTAAGAGTTATTCCCAGGAGCTATTCTTGACCAAAGCACAACGTACCCACGGTACCAGGTATGATTATTCGTTGGTAGAGTGGGTTGTGGGGATCACCAACGCCAGAACTAAGATAACAATTAACTGCCGCGCTCACGGACCGTTTATTCAACAGTTGGATAGTCACATTCGGGGATGTGGGTGTCCGACTTGTGGGGGTAGCAGCAAACTATCACTAGAACAATTTCTGGATAAAGCACGGCGTGTACATGGAGCGAGATATGATTATACCTCTGTAGAATGGAGTGATACCACAAATGCTTATTCGAAAGTGAGCATTGAGTGCCCAACCCACGGGAGCTTTCGACAACTGATCAATAATCACACCAACAATAAAATGGGTTGCATGGCATGTGGCGGACGGCAACGGCACACACGCGAATCCTTTGTGATAAAAGCACAGCACACTCATGGTACCAAGTACGACTACTCAACAGTAGTTTGGACTGAATCCACCAACGCCAGGACAAAAGTTACAATCAATTGTAAAATACACGGACCATTCAATCAGGTTGTAGATAGCCACATAGCTGGCACTGGTTGCCCGCCATGTAACTCTAGCAAAGGTGAGATGGCCATTTCAACTTGGTTAAATGCTAACGACATCAAATGCACCACCGAACACATTTTTTCTGACTGCATCAACCCTATTACCAAGCGAAAGTTGCGTTTTGATTTTTATCTACCTGATCATAACACGTGCATTGAGTTTCATGGCAAACAACATTACATACCTGTGTTGTTTACCAAGACGAACTTTGGTGAATCAACTTCTAAAATCGCCCGAGATAACCTGAGCTCCAACCAACATCGAGATTCGATCAAGGAACAATATTGTAAACAAAGAGGAATGCACCTTATAATTATTCCATATACTGATATAACTAGAATCGATTTAATTTTGACAACACATCTATTAACTAAAAAGGACAACACATATGACATTTAAATTCTTAGAAACCTTCCACAAAGAAGCGAGTAAGATTGAGGGAGTTTCCGACCGTTCCGCAGAGCCCCGCTACTGGGTTGGTAGTGGAAACTTCACTCTAAACAAAATTATGTCAGGGAATTTTAGTGATTGCGCACCTCAGGGTCGAATTCTTGGGCTGGTCGGACCATCAAGCTCCGGAAAGTCGTTTATCACCGCAAATATTGCGCGTGCTGCACAACGTGATGGTGCATTCTTACTTGTACTCGATTCGGAGAATGCGTTGGATGATAATTTCATGTCTGGCGCTGGCATTGATGTCAACACAAACTACATTTACAAGAAAGTAATTACAATCGAGAATGTGGAATCACTGGTTTACAACTTTCTAAAGGGGTACAAAGAAGAATATGCCAGTGATATTGACAACGCACCTAAAGTGCATATTGCCATTGACTCGCTGGACATGCTCATGACAGATTCCGAGTACGAGCACTTCAAAAAAGGCACAAGTTCAGCTGATCAGGGTCTACAGCGTAAAATGCAGAAGAAGATGTTGAAAAAGTTTGTGCACATGATCGAGGCACTCAATGT